TGACTCCCACCCCCGCTAGACAACGAAAGCACGCCACTCCCCCACGCTGCCACGTGAGATAAGTGCGCCTAAGGGTTTCATGCTATCATCCGTTTGCACCTTCGGCCTCTTGGAATAACGAAGTCATATCTATCGCTGTCACCGACTTTCTCACCGCTTCGTTGTATGATTCTTTTTTCATAATTTCCTTCTTAATCATTCCGATTTGTCCGTCTAGCATTTTCTCCATTCGTGCGAACGAAATCATTAAACCGGTTGCAACCAGATTTACGGTATTGAACACAGCACTAAAACTTGCAAACCATTTCGGTACTTGCACTGTTACCGTACTATTACCACTTTCTGTTCCAGATGGTATACTAACTTGAAAATCTTTAACTAATGATGAAAATGATGTAATCATCGTAACCGCCGCTGTTACGATTAAAGCGATATGAACTAACGTTCGCTTTCGCTTTAATCCACTTAACTCATTTCTTAATCTCGGAATTATTAGTGCATTTACACTGGTTTTAACATTTTGAACTGGAACACTATCTCTCATTGCTTCAGCGTATGAACTATATGCTGTTTTCTCCATTTTCATAGCATTTGTCGCCCCCGTTGTGTTTGACATAGCATTATTCAAAATATCTAAACTTACATCCTTCCCACTTACTCCACTTGGTGCCGTTGGCACGTAGCTTGGTGGCCGAGAATAGGGAACTACCGCTTTATCCATCCTCTCGTAAATCGGCTCCTCCTCCTCTTTTGTAATTAACTGTTGCTCAGTAGCACTATATCGCACTTTTTCACTTTCGAAGCGTGCAGCCAGCTCCGATAACATGACAA